ATATAAACAGGAGAAGAAACGTGGCAGGAAAAACAAGTAAATACAGAGCTAAAGGCGGTATGGTAAAACGTATGGGCGGTGGTAAAACATCTAAATACAGAGCCAAAGGCGGCATGGTAAAACGTATGGGTGGTGGTAAAACATCTAAATACAAAGCTAAAGGTGGCAAAGTAGGTAAAATGGGTGGAGGTATGATAGGTTTTAAAAAGACCTCTAAGTACAAAGCTAAAGGTGGTATGGTAAAACGTATGGCTGGAGGTAAAACATCTAAGTATAAAGCTAAAGGTGGAGTAGTTAGTCGTATGGGTGGTGGTAAAACATCTAAGTACAGAGCTAAAGGCGGAAGAGTTAAATAATGGCTGCTAAAAAGAAAACTAAAAAAAGTGGTTCTAAACCTACTAATCCTGCTTTATATAGTAGAGTAAAGGCAGAAGCTAAAAGAAAGTTTGATGTTTACCCAAGTGCATATGCTAATGCTTGGTTAGTTCGTACCTATAAGAAACGTGGTGGTGGATATAGGAGTGCATAATGGCTAAACCTAGAGGTGGACTTACAGCATGGTTTGGCAAAGGACCTAAAGGTGACTGGGTAGATATTGGTGCACCTAAAAAGAAAGGTAAGTTTCAATCTTGCGGTAGAGCAACTACTAAAGGTAGCAAAAGAAAATATCCTAAATGTGTACCAAGAGCCACAGCTAACAGGATGACTAAATCACAGATAACCAGTGCAGTAAAAAGAAAAAGAGCAAAGGCACAAGGTGTAGGTGGTAAACCAACAAACGTAAGAACATTTGTAAAAAAGAAGAAAAAAAGAAATGGTCGCAAAACTTGAGACAATAAGAAAGAAAATTAAACAAGGTAAAAAACTAGGTTTTAGTGAAAGAGCAAGAGCAGTAAACAAAGGTTTATTACCTAGTAAAGCAAAGAAGAAAAAGAAATGAAGATAACATCTGAATTAATTGATACAGTGCATAACATATCCTGGTTTGATGGCATACTTTATATCATACTTGGTTTATGTGTTTATGCAGCATACAGATGGATAAAAAATAAAACATAATTCGTTTGACTCTATGAGTTGGAAGTAGGTACTAACCGAAGAAACGCACTAACTTTAATTAGGAGGTGTCATGGATAGTCAAACATTATACATTTTTAAAAAGCAAAAGGAAGAATATAATATGGTTAAACAGTTAAGAAAGTTACCTGGTCAATTACGAAAGGCTTCTAAACTTCATAGAGGTCAAGCTAAAATAATTGAAAACTATGTGAGAAAAAATGAAAAAAAGAAAAGACCCAAAAGTAGGAACAGGAAAAAAGCCTAAAGGTTCTGGTCGTAGATTATATACAGACGAGAATCCAAAAGATACAGTTAGTATTAAATATGCAACTGTAGCAGATGCTAAAAAGACTATAGCAAAAGTAAAAAGAATTAAAAAACCATATGCTAGAAAAATACAGATATTAACTGTGTTAGAACAAAGAGCAAAGTTTGGTGGTAAGCCAGAGCAGTCACGATTAGCAAAGGCAGCTAAGAAACAATTAAAACAAGCGAGAAAAGTATAATGGCACAATCCGGCACATTTAATTTTAATTTAGATATTGATGAAGTAATACAAGAAGCTATGGAAATGATTGGTGGTGAACAAACACTAGGTCATGAACCACAATCTGCTAGACGTTCTATTAACTTAATGTTAAATGACTGGCAAAATAGAGGTGTATTACTTTGGTCTACATTTACAACTGCAGTTACTGTAGCTACAAGCACCACAACATATGCACTAGATAGCTCAGTTAATGATGCTTTATTTGTTACATACAAAGAAACATCACCTGCAGTTGAAACAAAACTAGAAAGAATATCTTTTGAAGAGTATCATGTTATACCTAATAAAGACCAGTCAGGTAGGCCAACACAATATGCTGTAAAAAAAGATATAAATAACCCTACCTTACATCTTTTTCCTGTTCCAGATAATTCTACTGGTGTCCTAGGAATTGAGGCTATTAGACAAGTTCAAGATGTTGATAAATCATTTCAACAAAATGCAGATGCTCCAGTAAGATTTTTACCTTGTCTTACTGCAGGTCTTGCATATTATATGGGATTAAAAAGACCTAATATACCTGGTGAAAGATTAGGATTATTAAAACAAAACTATGAAGAATTATTAATGAGAGCTATGGAAGATAATAAAGACAGAGCAAGTCTTATGGTTAAACCTAGATTGAGATATATTTAATGGCAACAAATAAAAGAGCATTAGCTGTATGTGATAGTTGTGGTATGAGATACCCACATAGGGTAATGAAAAAAAGTAGCTACAATACAATAAGATGCCCTGAATGTTTTGATGCTAATTTTGATTTTAAAAATCATCCACAAAATAGAGTTCCAGATGTAAGAGATGACCCTACTATTAAAGACCCAAGACCTGATGATGGTGGTAGAAATGCAATATGGAATACAACAGCAATAACTTGGGATGATGATTCAACACAAGTTGCTAGAGATTGGGATACAATATGACAACATTAACTGGAAGATTAATAAATAATACATATAAGCAACTATTAAAAATAGGTGTTTCTACTAATACAGGTATTACAAGTTCATTAGTAACAATACAAGATGGTGATGGTAGTGCTACAGCTTTACAATTAGCTACAAGTGCTGCACAAGTAGATGGCACATTATTTGTAGGAAAAACTTTTGGAGTATCAGGTGATGCTTCAGTAGCAGGTGATTTAGCAGTAGCAAATAAAGTTTGTGCTTCTTCTTATTTTGGTGATGGTTCTAATTTAACAGGTTTAACTTTTACTGGTGATGTATCTGTATCCAGTTTAATTGTTACTAATAATGTAACTGTAGGTGGTAATGTTACTGTTGGTGGTAACATTATGGTATCTGGTGGTGAGATACAACTTAAAAATACAGGTACTCAATCTAATATAAAATTATATTGTGAATCAGCAAATGCTCATTATGCAGCTTTACAAGCTCCACCACATGCTTCTTTTAGTGGTAATATAACAATAACTTTACCTAGTAGTGCAGCAACCTTAGTTGGAACATCTACTACTGATACATTAACAAATAAAACATTTGGTGATAAGGTCGATTTCAATGATGATGTTTGTATTAGTGGTGATGCAATTATTGTTGGTAATACAACTGTAGGTGGTACATTATCAGTGGGTGGTGCTGTTAATTTATTAAGTACAGCAACTGTATCAGGAGCCGCAGGATTTTTAAGTAGTGTAAGAGTTAGTGGAGCTACTTCACTTGCCTCTACATTAGATGTAGGTGGTAATGTTTCTATTGGTGGTAATGTAACTGTAAAAGGTAATGTGCATGTAAGTTCAAAAGTTTGTGCCTCTGCCTTTTTTGGTGATGGTACAAATATTACAGGGATACCTATTTCAGGTAATATATCGGTTTCAAATGCACAAATTGGTGGTACATTAAACGTATCTTCTACTGCAACAATACAAGGTGCTACACATTTACAAAGCACATTAAGTGTAGCAGGAGCAGCAGGATTTAATTCAACTGTAACAGTAGCAGGAGCAGGAACATTTAAAGATGATGTATCTGTATCTGGTAATGTTAATATAGGTGGTACAACTACTATTGCAGGTAATACAAGTATTGGTGGTACACTGGATGTAGCCGGTAATGTATCATTAGGTGGTAATGTAACAGTTAAAGGAGATGTTCATGTAAGTTCTAAAGTATGTGCTTCAGCATTCTTTGGAGATGGTTCTAATTTAAGTAATATTACTGCTGTTGTTCAAGGTAATATATCAGTTTCAAATGCTACTATAGGTGGTAATTTATATGTAAGTGGAACCACTACAGTTGTAGGTGCGGCACATTTACAAAGCACAGTTAGTGTTAATGGTGCTGCAAACTTTAACTCTACAGTTACTATTAAAGGTGATGTATCAGTATCTGGTGATATGAATATCGGAGGTCATACTACAATAGCTGGAGCAGTATCATTAGGTAGCACATTAGATGTAAATGGTAATACTTCAATAGGAGGTACACTTTTAGCAACAGGTAAAGCAGAATTTGAAGATGATGTTTCTGTAAGTGGTAGTGCTACTATTAAAGGAACTGTAAGTGTTGGTGGTGGTATTATTGATTTA